CCGAAGCTGTTTTGATTGGGGAGGCCGCACAATGACCGCCCACCCCTTCGACCTCGCCGTGGCCGCGCTGGTCGCAACCACCGCGCTGCTGTTCCTGGGCTGGCTCGCGTCCGAAGCACTCGGCGCATGGCTCGCCGCCCGCTCTCGCCGCAACCGCTACGTGAGCCGCCCGCCGGTTGCAGATGATCGCGACGTGCTGCGCAAGCATTGGGACATCGTGAACAGGGGGCGGAAGTGAACAACACTGGAGCAACAATGAAAAGCGCAGCATCGCCGGTAATCGGCAACGTAGACGATCAGGATTATCACGCATTTCTGGATAGGGTTAATGCCAGGTTCGCCAGCAATGCGACTGGACCGCTATTCACTACAGACGCTTCGGGTTTGTGGGATGCGTATTTATCGTCTTTTGGCGACGCCGACCGCCAGCACCACAACTGCCACGCTTGCCGACATTACATTGAACGCTGGGCTGGCCTGGTGACGATTGATGAGCGCGGCATCACGACGCCCGCCGTTTGGAATGTAGATGACGCGCCGGAGGAATACAAGAAAGCCATAGGCGCTATGGCGAAAATCGTCCGCAAGGCCAAGGTGACGGGGGTGTTTCTATCCTCTAACAAGGAACTTGGGACTCCAGTCACAGGACAGTGGCGGCATCTGTCGGTAACGATGCCAAAGGTATTCGCACGCACTACGCAAACCGCAGGCCAAGCGATGGCGGAGAAGCGTGAGGACTACATCAACGTCAAGCGGGCTCTGGCGGAGTTCACCATGCCAATGGTTGAACAGGCCATGACTCTGCTCAAGACGGATTCACTTGCTCGGGCAGAGAAGGTCATCGGACCAGCTCAGTTCCTGTACGACCTACATGCCGCCAAGGCAACAGCCCTGAACTATAACAACGTAGTGTGGCTGGGTATTGCTACGGCCCCGGCTGGATTCTGCCATCCTCGATCCTCAATGGTTGGAACGCTGTTGGAGGACATCGCTGCGGGCATGGATTTCGCGGAAGTGTCTCGCCGCTGGAAATCGAAGATGCACCCACTTCAGTACCAGCGCCCACAATCTGCGCCAAATGCCGGGGCTATCGCACAGGCAGAGAAGATCGTTGCCGAGATGGGCGCTGCCGGATCGTTGGCACGCCGGTTTGCTCGCGTGGAAGATGTGACGCCGATATGGCTTCCGAAGGCCACAGCCACCGAGTCAAAACCCCAGGCCGGAGTATTCAGCCACCTGAAATCCAAGAACGCGACTCCCGCGCCGGACATGAAGATTCCGCCACTTACGATGACATGGGCGAAGTTTTCTCAGCAGGTTCTGCCTACTGCGGATCGCATCCAGTTCCATGCGCGGGCATCTCGGGATGCCTTTATGGTGCTGGTCACTGCCGTTGATCCAGATGCGCCGCCCATCCTTCAATGGGATACGCTGGAGCATCGCAACCCGGTGTCGTGGTACTTCTGGCACGGCGGATCGTCTCCAGAGCAGTTTGGCCTCACAACTGGCGCTATGTGCGACGTGTCCGCTGTCACCATGAAGCCATCCATGTGGCATGGCAGTTTCCCGCAACACGGGGAAGGCGTGATATTTCTCTTAAAGGATGCTCGCGAGACACGCCAGTCTGGTGCGGCATTGTTCCCGGAATGCATGAAGTCGGAGTTTCACGGCATCCGGTCTGTGATCGAATCCTATTCGCGTGGATCTGAGATTTCTGGTATGGAAGATGGCTCTGCGTGCGGGATTGGGTTGCAGAAAGGCGGCACATGGGCACACGTATTCCGCGTTACCAGTGGCGGAAAATCTCTCGACTATTTACTAGACAGGTGGGACTGATGAAGCTGTTCTTTAGCCTGCTGCTGGCCGTCTGCATCATCGGCCTGGTCATCAGCTTCCCGTGGCTGGGCTGGGTGTTTGGCATCCTGCTGGCCGTGGCGGTGCTGGGGGCGGTATGACCATCGACACCAGCACTGAGGCGGTGGAGCGTCTTTGCGAGACGCTTGAGCACCGCGACGCAACGGATACGGAAGCGATGGCCGGCGATATGATCCGCGCCCTCGCCGCCGAGCGGGATGCGCTGAGGGATGCCGCCCGTGCTGTCATCAGCACAATGGGCTGTGGATGCTGCGCACGCTTCAATCACGCAGACAACACCGACAAACTGGAACAACTACTCAAGGACAAGCCATGACCGACAAGACGATTAAGGTGGGGGATAGGGTGCAGCTTTTCGGTAGAACAGCAGCGGCAGAGGTCAGGGCCGTGGTTGATGACCGCGCCATGGTGCGCCTGCCAAATGGTAACTATGAGGCGTGGCATGTAGATAACTGCACCCGCCTGCCCCGCACGCGGAAGGTGGAGAGGTGGGTGTATGAGTGTCGGGATATTGGTCCTGCATGGACAGCATTTTCGTACACCAAGGACGGCGCAGAACATGCTCCATACCGCATCTCCGCCCCCGTTCGCGTTGAACTGGAAGTGGAGGAGGAGACGTGATGAAGAAAATTCTTCTTTGTGTTGTCGCGCTACTTACTGGATGCAGCAACAGGGTAACTGCACCGGAGATTTCTCGCGCGCAATCCCTGTGCGCTAACTTTGGTGGCGTAAACTATATAGTCAGCGGGTTTCCACATTCGTGGACTGAGGCTGGCTGCAAAGACGGCAGCAGGGTGAGCAGCAAAACAGCGCCACAGGCAACACCATGACCCCCTCCGAACTGGCGAAGGTGGCGGAGTTTTTGGGCTTTCCATGGCGCGTGATGAATTTCCGTCTCGGAGGTCCGCGCCTTTGTTTCCAGGGGCTCATGGCGCAAGACGGTGTACTTCTTCTGGCGCTGCTAGAGAAGCTGGCGGAGAGGGGATATGCGCCAGCGATCTGCGACCGAGGAACTGATTACGGCGCGGAACTTCGCTATGAGGCGTCGTGGGGCGTAGGACTAAACGATCAACGCTGCGGCCCCACATGGCTCGACGCTGTGGTAGCCGCAGTGATGGAGGTGGTGAAGTGACCTCCCCCGTGGACATCAGCGAGGGGGCGGCAGCCCTGAAACCATGCCCATTCTGCGGCGGTGCGGATATTCGAGAGTATACCCACGACGGGATACAGTTCATGCAGTGCAACGACTGCACGTCTTGCGGGCCAGATCACAAAGCAGGTCGGCATTGGAACGTGCGACACGACGCGCTCAGTGAGGCGGAGGAGAAGCTGGCCTCCCTCGAAACGCGCCACGGCGAGCACCTGGAAGCGTGGCGGGTGAACAGCGCGGAGAGTGCGGAGCGAGAGTCCGCCCTGCAAGCGCAGGTCGAGGAGCTGCAATCCGAGGTTAACGACTACCGGAACACTCGCAGGTGGAATATCAAAGAGGATGGCGCTGACCTACTCGTATGCAAAGGCGATCACGAAAAGTACGAAGGCTGCGAGCATGTGCGCTACGTCCCTGAGTCAACGGTCGAGGCGCTGCGGGCGGATGCGGAGCGGCTGACGAGTTGCCTGCAACTAATAATGGCCGACCTCACTGCCCTATTGGATGCTGACCATTTCAACAACATCGAATCTCGCGTATTAGACGCTGGTGTGTCGTATCCACCGATAGGCACTGATCCGAGAGCTGTCATCGACGCCGTGAGGGAGGGGAAATGAAACTGTTCTCCGCCGTCTGCCAGCACAAGTTCGACGCCTGCAACCTGCATCGCTTCAGTGATGATGTTGTGGCCGGTATGTGCTGGAAGTGCAACAAGGTGTTTACGGCTACCTGCGGATTGAATCTTCCGGGTAGGCTGGAATGCGCACCACAACTTAGCTGCCCCACCTGCGATGGCGTCGGAAAGGTCCATGCGCCGAAGTCAGGGCTGGACGTTACCAGTGGAGGCGCTCGGCCATGACCAAGCAGCACATCGTTTTCGGCCTGTCCCTGCTGTCGAATCTGCTGTTTATCGCGGGCTCGGTTGTTGGGGTGGTTATGAGGGAGAAGCCGTGACGATTCTCAATGAGATAGCCCGAACAATTCACGCAATCAGGCGTGCAGCAGATTGCGATGTCGAACGGTTATGTTTTGAGGTCACGGATGCAGAGTGGACGGAGCTTCTTGACTGGCTTTACAGCCACGGCTGGACGCACGATCATCGCGGAGACGTTGTTTCTACCCAAGAGCACTTAGTTATTCTCGGCATTCGCGTCCGCAAGCGACCGCCCTCGCCCGGAGATAAGCCATGACCCACAAGAACGCGCCGCCGGTGACGCAGGAGCAGGCCGACTTCGAGGAAATCGCTCACAAAGGATTGGAACCTGGCCACACAGTCGGCTTCAGCCGCGACAAGGACGGAAAGTACCACGCCCAATACGTTAGGGAGATGTGGGCGATATGGCAGGCTGCGCGGAAGTACGGAGCCGCCCCATGAACTTCATCGGCCAGGCTGATCTGGAGGCGACGTGGGATGCAATTCTCCCGGCGTGGGGTAACCATTCCATTCTCGACGATGATCTTAAGACCAGATTGGTATCACTCTACAACACGCTTACAGAATGGGAGAACCGCAATGACGCAGAAGATTAGCGATGAGCGGTTGGCGTACTTGATTGAATGCGCCGAGTCAGAGCCGCATATGGGGAAAGGTCCGGCAGACGGTTGCGGACAATGCGAGCACAACCGAGATACTGCCTCCGCCCTCCGCGAACTCCAGCGCACCCGCCAGCGTGAATCGCCACACTGCCCATCGTGCAGTTGCGGTGAGCCTATACTGGGGCCGCTGACTAACGCACCAGCACAGGTGAAGGTATGACCCCGACTGACTACCTCTGGCAGCTTGAGTCTGAGCGCAGGCGGCTGTATGAGCAACTGACTGAGCATCGCACTGGACTGAACTGGCTGGCGTTCGTCGTGTTTCGCCGATATTGGCTGAGGCGCAAACTGATCGCGGTTGCACTCCGCACAGAAAGCGAGGCGATCCGCTGCTACAACGCATCGGGATGGGGAAGCGTTTACGAGGTGCTGAGATGAAGCTGAACTACGGTCTGATTGCAGTGATGCTCACCTGCATCGCCATCCTTTCCTTTATCGCCTCATGGCTGGCAGCGGGCTGGCTGTTTGTGCATCGGCATTGATTTCACGCGCAGGGGCAGGTCGCTAACAGCCTCAGCGTGCCGGCTGGCATGTTTCCTCATGGATCTCCCGCAGCAGGGCACGCCGTCTGGCCCACGATACGGGCCGCGCTCAGAATCGCTCCGGCTCGCAACCGGAGCGTGATCGGTCAGCAGCCCTTGCCCTTGCCGCGACCGCCCTTGCCTTTCTTCGCCATGATGATCACCTGCCTTCTATCTGTGGCTTGAGTTGAGAAAGTAGCGCGTCGAGCTGATCCGCGTTCTGCCGCGCTTCGGTCAGGGCGCGGGCGATGTCGGCTGCGATTCCAGTCTCTCCAGCAGCCGGTTCAGGGCTTCCCGTCGCGCTGGCTGGAGCAGTTCCGGCGATATCTGCACCTTCGGCGGCGGGACCACTACCGGCGGCAGGGGCTTGCAGGGCACGGTTGAGCAGGCGTGTAAGCCTGCCGTTGTCAGCAGCAGAAGCGGCCAGTTTCGCGGCGTAGTCATGGGCAAGTACCTCATTGCGGGCGGCGTCTGCCGCGTCCTTCGTTTCTCGGTCATGGGCGGCATCGGTAGCTACCTTCAGCGCGGCGGCGTTCGCGGCATCCCACAGCGCCTGCACTCTGGCGGCCCCAGCGGCCTCACCGGCTGCGATCAGGCTGTGGCGGTACCACAATGCCCCCGACACCAGACCCGCCAATAGGGCCGCGTAGGCGAGCGGGCGGCGGAACTGCCAGAGCAGCGTCAAGAACGGCATCACTTCCCCCCTCTTGGTGCGAATAACGCGTTAAGACTTACGCCCCACTTAGGTCCGTATTCTTGGGCCTGTGCGTTGTGCAGGCGGATTGCAGCAGCTGTGGCTTCTTGCGGTGTGCGGAAAATCCCCAAATGCTGCCCCGTCAGGTAGTACTGACGAATTGCGTCAGCGTCTGAGAGGATTTTCCCGTCGTTGCTGACGGTGGGAACCAGTACTTCCCCTTGATCCGTGCCGAACGACATGGATCGCACGGTGCTGATTGATCCGTCGGGGTTCTTGACCACTGGCCGATTATGCAGGTCGATGTTTCCATGGACCAGCGGCGTAGCAGGCATAGGCGAAAACGGGAGCTGCTGCCCATTGCTAGATTGGGCTTGCCGCGCTGAAAACAAAGCGTTTGCTAGCCTACTATAGATTTCATCCGCCACGTTACTTACCCCCGTCCGCTGGCGGTTTGCCGTCGCTGACGATCTTGATCACTGCCGGCGTGGCATAGACTGCAAGGTATGCCCCGTACAGAACCGGGTCTATGCCTTTCGTGAGTGTCGTATAGACAAGCACCCAGCTGGCTATCGCAAACGACCCCATGAGCACGGCAGCGGCCTTGCTGATCCGGTTGGTCGAGGGGTCGATCAGCAGGTCGTCGAGGTCCAGCCTGCTGCCTTCGCTCTGGTCCCGTCGCAGCAGTGAGCGAACGATAACCAGCCCGACCGCCATCAGGGCCAGCAGGGCGAATATCTTGAGGTGCGGGATCGTGGAGAGGGTCATCGCCGAGCTGCCTCCCAGATATCGAGTTTGCCAGCCTCAAGCACAGCGATTTTGTCAGAAGTTCGCGTGCTTTCGCCCGAACATGTGCGGGTCACAAACCGTTCTTCGTTGTCCTCGCAGTAGACCAATACCCATTTCTCGAACCAGACGGGATGCTTGTCTGCCAATTGCGCCAGCTCTCGCAGTCGCTCGCCCGCACTGGCGTTTTTCTTCCAGATGGGCAGTAACGCCACGTTTTCGGCGGACGCGCTCATGTTGCCCCCTCTGGAATGTGGTCGCGCCAGTTGGGCAGTTGAACATGTGGTCCTTCTGGAAATCCGGCCCAGTTCCCGCCCCACTCCAGCCCGCACTGACGGGCAATGGCCCCGTACTGCTGCCACAGCGGGTCAGATACCGCGTCACCCTCTGGCAGCCCCCATATCAGCTTGCCGTTCAGCAGAGGGCAGCAGTCCATCGCAAAGCCGTAGTTGTGGGCGCTGCTGCCGGGTTTGGCGTTCGTGACGATCTTGCCCGGTGTCGTGCGCCCTTGGCTGTACAGCGCGGCCTGTTCATCGAGCGTCCGCAGCGTGCAGACCACCAACACATCCAGCCCCTGCTTTTCGCACTCAGCCAGAAACGCCTCAGCCAGCGGCAGGAACGGTGATCGTAGTGCGGTGATGGCACGGGTACTCACTGCCGCCCCTCAACCTTGCCGCAGTGCCACTGGTGGTTCGCCAACTCGGTTTCCCTGCACCAGTTGTCCATGTCGCTTTTGCGCCAGCGATCCGCCGTGCGCTGCGAGACGGACTCGCGCAACTCGGTCATCTGCATTTGCAGGTTGTCGATCTTGTTCCCTATCCCCGTCATCCAGCCGCCGACCAAAAATGACGCGCTGATACAAAACACCGCGCCCGTGACAATCGTCCCCAGTCTCAGGTATGCGTTGTTCTCAAGGTCAGTCAGTTTCTTGTTGTCGATCATGGTCGTAGCGGTCCTTGTGCTAAGTGAAAACGGCGGTGTAGCCGGTCGCGTTTGCCATCAGTGCCGATGGGGCGCTACCTCCTGACCAGACCCATTTGTAGGTTGTGTAGCCTACGTCTGAGGTGGTATCCGTGACGAATGCCGCCCCCGCAGCAGTCGCGCCTGATTTGATCCCTGCGATGGTCAGGCCCGTAAAGTAGGCCGTCTGCGGTGAGGCACGCTCGGTGCCAGTGGTGACACGGATACGCACGCTCAGCTCGAAGCCGGAGCCGACATAGGTGCCGATGCCGAAGTCTGTCTTTCCCGCGATTCTGCCGGATGTGAGCGTCCCGGCTGCGGCGCAGGTTGTCGGGTTGCCGATCCAGTTGGCTGCCGTGGCGCTGTTGTACCCGCGGGTTGAGCTTCCGCCAGCGCCTGAGATGGCCGCTGCCACAAACACAACCGTGCCGCCTATCAGGGTTTCATCTGCCGGATAGGTGACGCCGGGGAAGTAGGTAGACCCACCGCCACCGCCGCCACGGGTGATGAAGTACTCGGCTGGCGTCAGGTAGATGGGTGGCAGCAGTCCGCTGGAATCGGTCTTGATCGGGTTCGGATGCTGCACCGTCATCGCGTCATCCGCATAGATGGACTTCAACGTTGTGCCATCCGTGGTGAACGTGTACGAGGTATTCGGCACAATGGCACCGCTTTCCAGCCGCTGCGACCGTGCGTCAACGTAGGTCGAATACCCCGCGCGGTACGGGTCCACGTCATAGCGGAGCACGCCCGCTGCATCCTTCAATTGCACGCGATAGACGTAGGTATCGAATGACGGCGTGATGGTGGCGAATACGCCCGCGCTGTCCGCCGTATAGGTCGCCAGCACTTCGTCCGTGCCCGTGCGCAGAAACGTCAGCGTCGCATACGGCATAGCCCTGCCGAACACGTCACGCGGCTTGGATGCGGGGTCAAGGTGCAGGATGCCGGTCATTGGCTGTTCTTTACTGCCATAGCGGCAGCGCGGATATCAGGGTCTTTCGACAGCATGGCCTGAGCGAGAATAGCGGGAATAGCGCTCTGCGGTGCCCGTGTAGTCATCGCCAGCCATTTCACTGCCGTGGGGTTTGTCAGCACGCGAGCGCCCACATTCGCTGTACCGACGCCAGCCGCAACCCCTAATGCCGTCTTGTAGTTTCCGCTCGCCAGCGCCGCGATAAAAGCCGCGCCCGCTCCGAGTTGCGCATTTGCAGCGGCAGTGCCTGACGGATTGCGGAATACGGATGACCCTTGGCGAAGGTTGTCTGCCACACGCGCAACTGCATCCATGTCCTGCCTGAAACCGTCACCGTACCTGTTAAACAGCGCGGTTTTCGCTTCAGGTGACATTGAATTCCAGTTGGTCAGAAATGTCTCTGTAGAGAAGGCATCGCCAGCGGCATTCTGTGCGCCCGCGTTCGCCTTGCCGAGCCGCCGAAGCACTCCGGCAGAAACTGCCTTCTGTCCATCTTCAGGCAGACTCTGCATGACTGCTCTAAGCGTCGTTGCGCCCTCTTTCGCACCGGAAGTTGCAGCACGGAATACCGCTTCCGGCCCGCCATTCTTTTCGATCACTGAGCTGATAACGTCAAGCCGTTTCATTCCTGCGGCATGGAACTTGTTGGCCCGCGAGAGCGCGGCTTCTGCTTCTGGCCCAGCCGACTTCGCTGCTGCCTCCATATCCGTAGACATGGCCGCGTACAACTTTTTCCACTGAGATACCGGAACGTCTCCAGAAAAAGGAGCGTCTGCCAGTTCGTTGCCGACGATAGTCCGCAGCTTTTTAACTGCATCGTATGGCAACCCGTTGCCGCCGTTCTGAAGAATGGCAGGATTGTTTTGCCTGCTGTTCGAACTCAAGTCAGATTGAAGCGCATCACGGATAGATGCAATCTTTGAATTTGCAAATGCTGCTGAGGTGTTTTCAGCCCCTGGAATGGTTGCGGAAAGATCATCCAATGTCTTTGCCGTGTTGGATACATCTACCAGTTGAGACTTGTTGACGAACTTGTCCAGTGCGCTGTAGTTCGCAGCAGTCTTGTCCTTGAACTGCTGAAGGAATCCGCCTTCACCCGTAACGCCTTTGACAATGGCGCGTCCGGCCTGCTCACCGCTAGCTGCTGGCGATAACGAGTTTGCCAGCCGATCAATGTTACCGCCAATATCCGCTGCCTGATTCTTGCTGGCAGCGGCCATGACGCCAGCCGATCCGGGTGCCTTTGCTGCAACGGATTCTGCCGCCTGCATACGCCGCGTTCCGGTTGCTTGACCGACTGACGGGAAAGCGCCGGCCTGCTGGAAATCCGCAATGTTCTGCGCAGTCTGTAGCCGCCCATCCTCGCCGCCTCGCGCAACCGCACGCGCTCCGGCTTGTGCACCATAGCGCAGAGCAGATGGAGCCGCGCCGCCTACCATGCCTGCAAGCGTTTGCCCCAATGGGCCAGCGCCATTCTCTGCGGCCACTTGCGCGGCCACTGAACCCGCAGCGTTGGATAATGCAGACGGGATTACGCTCGCCCCAGTTGCCGGTCCAAGCAATGCACCGCCTGCAAGGCCAGCCCCGCCTGCATACAAGTATCGTGATGCTGGATCGTCTGGGCGTTCTACCTGCGTGGATGTCTGCCTCCACTTGTCCATCAGTCGAGCAATGTTTTCTGACGTGCCGTACTGGCTCGCCCTGTCTATGGGATCGAACATGGAAGGCGGCGCTTTCCCGGTCACGCCGCTGACAATCATTCCCGCGCCAGCGGCAGCCAAGTCGCGCAGGTTTGCGGCGGTATCCATCGGAAAACCGAGCACGCCTGCAACGCCTCTATTTAGTCCGGCCATTGCCGCATTCCATCGGTTTGATGCGGTCACTGGCTGGCTTGGCGGCGCAGCATTATCAAGCGTGAACCCCGGCGGCAACGGCGGCAGTCCGCTAGGCTGCTGATCCAGCGTAAAGCCTGCTGGCAGCGGCGGCAGTTCACCGGCCATTTGCAGGCACCCACTGACCGTTCTGCAGGATCAACTTCTGCCCGCCGGGTCCGGTCGCTGTTGGCGGGGGCGGTGCACTTCCGCCCGGAACTGGCGGTTTGTATGCGTCAGACTTCATTGCGCCCGCAGCAGCACTGCCAGCCGCCTTACCCTCACGCATAATCATCTGCACGGCAGCCGCGTACGTTTCCGGGCTGTCGGCAGTTTCCAGAATCTTGTGATTCTCTGCACGCTTGGCCTGATCCGTGCCGCCGCGAGATGCCAGCATGTCGTACGAGTTCAGCATCGTCTGCGTGGCGATAAACAACCGCTTCAGGTCTGGGTCGGAGATGTTGCGCTCGCCCATCTGTCGCAGTTTCGAGAATGGCACAAAGCTGCCGCGAGGCACCGAAGCATTGGCATCCAGCGCAATCGGCGCGAATGCTTCCAGTTCCTTGTTCGCAAACTCAACCTTGCCTGCAATGCCCGCTGCCGTCTGCGTCGCCTTGCTCACGCCCTTGTAGTCAATGGCATTGTTTGCGAGCAGGTGCGCAATGTCGTTCGGGTCGAGGCCGTCATACTTGCGAAGCAGTCCCTGATACAAGGAAATCTGCTGCGCTTGTGAACGGAACCCAGTCGGCAATGCGTAGCCGGTCGAGGCAATCGCGGCCTGCAAATCCTGAATCTTCGGGTCAGAGAATCCGGCCAACTGGTCGCCCTTGGGCTTCACCGCCGTGCCAACGCTGACGCCAGACTTTTCCCCAGGCACCACCCACTGCTTCTGAACTGTGCCATTGGGCAGCGGTACTTCTACCAGTTGTGCTTTGGCGCTTGATGGCTTCGCCGTCGCAAATGGAGTGAGGCTTCCATCAGGCTGCTGGATGAATGCGTTTTTCTCCGGGTCAAGCTGGACGATGCTCTTCGGCCCCGGCACAGGCGCTGCCACTCCCAACGCCGCCGCCACCATTTGTGCACCTTGCGCAGCTTCTTGAGGGGTCTTGAACTCATCACGAGTGATGCCGTGCCGTTGCATTACGCTCTGCATCACGGGATCGGCTGCGGCACGGTCAGCCAGCGCACTGAACTGCTCCGGCGTGGTCGCTGCGGCGAGATAGGAAAGGTGCGCGTGAACCTGCTTGAGTTCGTCCTCGTTCTGCGCCTTCGCTCGGTCCTGCGCGGTGTAGGCATCCTGCTGGCTCTGGCGCTGCTGATTGAACAGCGCGTTCTGCTGCTGGGCCGCGAACTGCTGCGCGTTCAACGCATTGCGCTGCGCCGTGTCCTGCGAGTCAAGAAACGCGCTGACCGGACGGCCAAGCAGTTGATTGGCTGCGATGTTGTAGGCCATGTTACGGGCCTCCGTAAACGTAGGTATAGGGCGGAATCTTCGGCGATGATCCTAGCGGATTCGCAAACAGCGCGTTACCCGTTCCAGTCCAGCCGCCAGATGCAGGATTGCCCATGTAGCCATAGTTCACGTTGGTGCCGGGATTCTGGCCGAAGTAGTTTCCGAACAAGTGACCGAGCTGATCAATGCCATTGGTGAGCGCGTTGCCCTGTGCGGTGATGCCCGATGCACGCGAGTCGCCCGCGCCAATGGCCATATTGCTGATGTTGCCGGCAATGCCCGTGGTGGCGTTCGTGTTCTGGTTCGCGGCCTGCTGACCCACGCCCAACTGCTGAAACAGCGAGTTGCGGTAGTTGTTCAGGTTTTGCGTGGCGAGCCCCTGCCCGAAGCGCTGCTGCGCCAACAGGGTATTGCCGCTGTTCAGGTTGCCGCGGGCCGCCGCCGAACGATCCACTGCCCGCCCGCCTTGATCGAGAGCGAACTGGTAATCCGGCGAGTTCATGAACCCGCTGTAATCGCCGCTGTTGACCTTGCCGAGCGAGCCGATAGCCTGCTGACCGAAGTCGCTGTAGGGCTGCTGGATGCCGCGCACGTCACCGAGCGCCTGCCGCTGGCCCAGCATTGCCTGATCGTAGCCCGCCTGATCGGCAGCGGTAGCCTTCTTGGCCGCACTGCTACTGAGTGCCGCGCTGCCAATGGCCCCGCCCGCCTGAAGCAATGGCCCGAGCAGACTGCCGCCCGCGCCACCGCCGAGCAAGCCAGCAGCGCCGGTGCCAATGCGCCCCAGAAGCGATGAGCCGCCGCCAGTGCCAGCCCCCAGTGCAGCAGTGCCGCCGAGCGAGTTCGCGCCTACAGTGGCGTCTGCCGCGGTTCCACCGCGCGCCCCAACGGCATTGCCGAGCCCCGACAACGCGCCCGCGCCACCATAGAGCCCTGCCACGGTATCGGCCACCTTGAAACCCGTTCGCGCCAGCCCGCCCGCGTTCACCGCGTCAAGCTGCGAGCCAGTCGGCCCGCCGAACATGTTGACCAACGGCGCTTTGTCGCTGCCGGTGATGCCGTTCCACAGTTTTGTGGAGGCGGGATCAACGCCAGTGATGAGACGCGACGGGTCATGCAGGACGCCCTTCGGCATCTGCGCCAGCGCCTTCGTGGAGTCCTTGACGAAGCTACCGAGTTTTTTAAGCAAGCTCATACTGATACCTCATATCACGCGATATATCGCGGTGAAACTGATTTCGCCGGCACCGACCGTGCCAAGTATTCCCGTGAAAAGCAGCGCATCCGTTGCCGGGTACGCGACAACCTCAACCGGAATCACCACGCTGCCGTTGTTGTAGGTCGCTGATCCCGATGCGTGGTAGTACTGCGTAAAGGCGGACGCCACAGGGATCGTCAGATAGAAACTGAACGCGCCAACCGCTGCTGTGCAGTCAATGACCGCGCCACACGTCACGGTGTCGCCAACGCGGGTATACCAACCCTGATGCACGGTCACGCCAGACATGCCAGATATGTTCGTCAGTGTGCCGGTCCATGTGCCGTCGGTGCCACTGGTCGACGTGCTGACCGCCACGCCGTTGACGTAGAGCCCCTGCGCGTTGATCGTTCCCGCGCCCTTGTTGCCGCCCGTGGGAGAACCGCCAATGATCCCACCATCACCGGCCACGCTGAAAAACAGCGTTCCGCCTGATCGGTTGTATGCACCGAATGATTGGTCTGATGCGTTCGTGCCGCCGAGCGACTGAATCCCGTAGGATTGGCCAGTGGTAGATGACCCCTGTGCGATCAGAGTCGCGGCGTTGGCCGCGCCCGCGAGTGTCAACCCAACCGTGCTCGCCGGAGCATTGATGGTCTGCCCAGCAGTAAACGTATTCGCCGCATTCTTCAGCGGAACATTGCTGGACAGCGACCCGTCGGCCAGCGTGCCGGTGACGCCAGTCGATAGCGATACTTGGGTGAAAGACCCATCGGCCCGCAGAAAGGTAGTCGTGCCGCCACCAGAAGCCGGGACAAGCCCCTGCAAGCTGCTGGTGAAGGTGTTGAGCAGCGAGGTCGCATTGGCTGGCGTCAACTCTTCCGTATCGCCCGCGCCCGATGAGATGCGACCGAGAAAGCGCGAAGTCGCCGAGATGTTCTGCATCTTCGCGTAAGTGACACCATCATCGGGGATCGTCAGCGTCACATTGCCATTGGCGCCACCGTCCGTAACCGTGACCGTACTACTTCCGGTCAGCTTGCGTTCGTTCGCCACACTGCCAGAGTTGGCCGTGAGCACGAACGGTAGCGCCATCAGCGTCGCCACGTCAGGGCTGCCGGTGAGCGTCGCCGGTTCGTCAGTGTTGCCGGTCACACTCAGGCCACCAGCGGGGATGACGTTCCGTGCGTCACCCTTGGCCAGCACGTCACGGAAATGGCGGCGATACCACTCCGCATCCCATTGTTCAGGGACTCGAAGCGCGATCTTGTCGAAGCCTCGCGCAGCCATTACCACGCCGCTCCTTCAACGGTCAGTTGCGTATCGACCACCATCACAGGGATCGGATCAGTGATCGTGACGCGATAGACCCGCTGCCGAGCGCTGCCGAGCATGTCCCAGAACACATTGGCCTTGTACTGACCGCGCAGCCCCAGCGACCGCTCAGGCATCGTGCGCCACGTCTCGCCGCCATCGTCGGAAATCTCAAGCGTCACCTTGGGATCAGAGCCCTGCCCGCTCGCCAGCCCATGCCCGACGTTGCAGACGATCTCAAACCGTCGGTGAATCGCCAGATTGTTCTTCGCGTAAACCGGCTGATACGTCCATGACATGCGCAGCGGGTTGCCCCATTCGTCCAGCGTTTCCGTGGACAGATATCCGAGTTTCCCGCTGAGCGTATCCAGAACGATCTGCTTGCCGTAGCACTCGACGCAATGCGACACGCGCCACTGCCGCTGCCGAGTGGAACTGCTGGCGCTGACATACGATGACCGCTCGTGCCACTGCTGCGTTGTGCAGTCATAGACAAATGTCCGCTCGTCCGTGGTATGCACGAACGCCAGCATCATGTGCCCTTCCTGAATGAATGGCACGGTATAGCAGTCGCTGATCGTAGTCAGCTTGTTCAACTGCGTATCGATACCCCACTGTGACACCTTCTGCGGCGTCGCTCCGGTCAGCCTGCGGATAGTCCGGTCATTCGCCAGCCAAAACGTCGAGTTGTCCTGCTTGCCGTGCGACTCAGAGCCCGCAATGCCGAGCGACACCAGACCGCCAGGGGACTTGCTGAAGGATGAACCCGTGTCGTTCGCGGCGTCGTACCACACCTCAGCAGACGCAGTGCCAAACAGCAATACTTCTTCGTGATCCACGCCAAGCGCAACGAGGTTATCCGGCACCTGCTCGGCTTCGGCAATGTCTGCCGCGTCGAAGTCGGTGAAGGAGGTTTCGTTCAGTTGCGACTGGAAGAATTGGCCGGTGCTGGGTCGGCGGAATATGTAGTAGCCGTGGATGAATTCCACGTCCGCCGCGCCGAAACCGGTGAACACGGCATCCGTGATCTGCGTCGTGGCCGAACCGTTGCACCAGAACCCCACGTTATCCGATGGGCGCACGATGACGAAGTTTGTCCCGTTGGTCGCCATCCGCACGCGCCCGGTGCCGGTGATCGTGCCGACATTGGTGCCAGCGCCCGCAGAATCCACGCGGTACAGCGTCTCATGCACCAGCGCATAGAGCACGCCGTTCATGTTGATCGCGCCACGCCCGCCAGCCGCGCCGCTGGAGTCGAGATTGGCGAAGGTGGCGATACCCGCAGAACGGGTGATGATGACCGCCGACTTTCCGCCCTGAGGCGCTGGCGATGAAAAGCAGTTGACCAGCCGCGCCGATGAGCCTACCGGCGACGATAACTGATAGGACGCAATCGGTAGCGGTAGTGCTCCCATGTCATCCGGTCAAGATGTTGTACGGTGGCAACGATCCGAGCCCATGCGATACGCCAGACAGCGACGCGGGCTGCATCGCCAGCTTCTGCGCCTGCAACAGCAAGCGCCGGTAGCCACTATCAGCCATACCTGAAAGCGTTGCAGAAGGCGCAATGCCACGATCCGACGCCTCTTTCATCGCCAGCAGCGCCTCAATCGTGCCCACATGGCCTGCCGACAACGCGAAGTCGTCCGTAATGGTCGAGGTCGCGGTGTAGCCCAAGTCAATGCCATCTTCCGCCAGCGTCGCCATCAGGTTATTGAGGTTGATCAGCGCATTGGCACCGGCCTCCGCACTCGGAGATTCCGTCACGTCAACCACGCCAATGGACCGCAGCGATTGCGTGATGAGGTCGAGTAGTTGCATTATTTCACCGCCTTCAGAACAAAGCCGAACGTATCCGGCTGCTCAACATGGGCCAGCATGTCGAAATCGCCCTTCCAATAGTGCCGATAGTCGGTCAGGCTGTTGGTGCCGACTTCCTCATAGAGCTTCTGGTTCAGATACAGCAGTTGGGTCTTGTTGACGATGCGGGTATGCCCTGGATCGCCCCATGCCCACGGGGAATCCCACATCGGACATGATCCGATCAGCAATCCACCGGGCTTCAGGATGCGATACAGCTCCGCGAACAAGTCGAAGAACGCTCGCCAGTCGCCTTGTGCGCCCATGTGCTCCAGCACCTCATAGGCGTGAACCTCGTCGAATGATTCGTCTGCAAACGGAAGCGGCAGCTTCGACAAGTCGTGCAATACATCCGGCTTGCAGTTGGGGTCGATATCCAGCGTGGTCAGGTTCAGCCATTCCTGACTGATATTGCCATGCTTGACCTTCTTCTTTCGGCTGTTGCCGCAGCCGATCAGCAGTTCGCTGTATTCGGCTGGCTTCAGTACCGCATTCATGCGGCCACCGATGTCTCGGCAGCCTGCTTCGCCTGTGCAGTTTCTGCCAGCTTGTTCAACCATTCGTGCATGTTGCCTTTCCACCGCACGCCATGCGTGAAGTTGAAATCAGGATAGACAGGGATGCCGCGCCCGTACTTTTCGACGTACTTGGCGCAGAATGCGAAGTCCTCGCCGACGAAATCACTGCGCTCGTTGATGTATGTCTCAAACAGGTAGGGCTGCGTCTCGGAAACTTCCGTTTTCGCGCCGATCATCCGGCAGTCCTTGACCATTTCCTCGACAATCCGGCGCTCGATGCACAGAAAGCCAGTGGGAACACGATCACAAACTACCCATGATTCAGCCATCTGGATGGTGCCATCTTCGTTGTTCATCCAGTGGCATGGGAATTCTTCAGGGTCTTGCCGCTTGGGGTACACGCCAGCGCAAATCGGCAAGCCGGATGCCAGCAAGCCAGAATAGGCGCGTGCCTCCCATCGTAAGTCAGCGTCAATGAAAAACAGGTGAGTGCAGTCAGTTTTCAGGAAAAGCTGAACGAAAGTATTCCGCGCCAGCTCGATGAATGCGCCATTCCCCATAACGGCAGCAGTTGTCTGTATGCCATGTAAGGTCGCGTGCTGGATGCTCTCGGCCAATGAAATAGCGTAATCCGTCAGCACCCTCCCATCGTATGCAGGTGTCGCTACGTAGGCGTGAATCCGCTTGGCCGGTTCGGTCGTTTCTCTTTTCTTGAAAGCCATAATTCCTCTTGAAGAAAGGGCCGGTGTTACCCGGCCCCCTCTTGTTGCAGGCGCTTAGGTCAGCGCGTTGATGTGGCGGGATGCCAGCTCTGGGTAGATTTCAGCGAAGCCCCAAAGCACGTCAATGCGGCTCGCCACGATGTCGGTCGATGCCGACCACTGGCGGGCAATACGCATCGAAATGCCGTCCATCGTGCCACGCGCACCCCATGCGCCGTACTTGCTGACATCTTCCAAGTCAGCGGTAACGAACGCGAAGGAGTCCTTGTGCAGGAACAACGACTGGCCGACCGAAGTGCCAGCCGCACCAAACAGCGTCACGGTCATGTTGTCCGTGTTCGCGTTGGTGAGGATGCAATTCTGGTAGGCATTGCCGCTGCCGTAGATGACGCCCGGCTTGACGGTCACCGTGTAGGCGTTGGCCGTGGTCGAGAGCGTCACATCGGACTGAACGACAAAGTTCTTCAAGCGACCGTAGCTGGTCTTTGTCTCAGGGTGGCAATCCACCAGACCCGCAGCAGTTGTGCCGAACGTGATTACGTCGCCAGCCTTCAGCGTGGTCGCCGAAGTCGCACCGTCAACAGACATATCGGTCTGCGATACCCATGTATTCGCAGTGGTCGACGTGCCCAGCGTGGTGCCAGTGGTCAGCGGAGTACCCGCCAGCGTGCCCATCGTGTGCGTCGGGATCAGCGTGTTTTCGTACACGTCGAAGCCGCCGGTACGACCCATCATTCGCTCGCGCCACTGCTCACGGATCGCGCTGGTGTCCTGGAACAAGCCCTTGGTCGCGTCCATGAAGTTGACGGCAGACAGCGGGTTGACCAGTGCGGCACGGTCAGAGGTCGGTGCAAGGGCTTCCGTCAGGCGCTGGCCGTTCTGCTGGAATGCCAGATAGGTCATGCTGGTGGAAGTCGTGCCCGTGTAGTTGGCGATCTTCTTGTAAGCGTAGGCAGCGCACTGACCCTCGATGTACGAGGCAAGCTGCGCCATCTGCGGCTTCAGGAACTTGTCGCCAAAGTCGTTCAACGACATGGTGAGGTCAACGCTGGTGAAGCTCACGCCGATGTGAGTCTGCGTCGCACAGGTCAGCGGGGTTGAGCGTTCCACGTAGTTCTGATCAACGTAGGTCGCGCCGTTCTGCGCGGCGTACTTCGGCGGCAGGCGAATGTTCAGTGACGTTCCCGGCTTTGCGCCACTGCCTGCAAAACGGTCATCGTAATCACGCTGCACGTTGCCGATGAGGCTCAGATTGGCGTGCAGATACCGCTGGGATTCGCGGAGAATCTGCGTAGGGGTGAGAATTGTACCGGCCATGACTTGTTACCTTTGATTGAGTTTGTGTACCTGTTTCACCCGCCGCTTTAGCCATTCATCTGCCGACATTTTGTCGCTATCGGGAGATGTTGGATCGGCTGCACCTGTCGATGCGGCTGATTCAATCTTGGCAGGTGGCGGCGGTGCCTTACTCACAGGCGGCGGGGCAGCTTTCAGTGCTTCAAGCCTTGCCTCAATACGTCCGATCTCGCGAGCCTGTTGTCTGGCCGGCAGGTCTTTGATCGCTGCCAGCTTGTCCAGATTTTCAGACAGGTAATACGCCACTTCCGGCCCCATCGGGCTTGCCTTGATTTCATCCGCCAGCGCGTTTGTCATCAGGCTTGGAGGCAGGCTGCCTACCTTTTCCACGTAGTCCGGCTTGGACTTGATGAATTCAGCCTGCTTGCGCTCCCATTCCCGGTAGGTCTGTTCGCGTGTTGCAGATTCGCGTTCGGCTTGCAGCTCTGCCCTCGCGGCGTCGCGTGCCTGCTTTGCGCTCCAAGCGGCGACGGCTGTCGCGTGCTTGGCTTCATCGTAGCCAACGGATTCGAGCGAGGGGTAATCGTTGGACGGCGCGACCGTCTGTGTTTGCGCTTGTGCCTGAAACTGCGCCAGTTGCTGTTCCAGCATCTGCGCTCGGTATTCGGCACGCTCGGCCCTGCTCAAACCTTCGTACTTTTCGCGTGTGAGTTTGTCGAAACGCTCCTGCACCTTGTCGCGGGTGTCAGGCTTGCCGGTTTCAGCGGCAGCGGGTGCAGGGTCCGCACCACTTGCATCGTCGGCCCCAGTATCCACCGGGGCTGCATCAGCAAGGGCATTGTTTTCAGCGTTCGCAGGCTCTAGGCCAGTGTTTTCCATATACCATACTCCAGTGTCATAGGGAAGCCGCCCTAAGTCGGTTTTCGATCAATCCACCATCAGCAGCAGAACCACCTGCTGGATCGCCAGCATTTCGTCGTTCAGCTCGCGTTCGACCACGCGGCGCATTTGCTCCAGGGAGTTGCGCGTGCGTGCGTCCTGAGCGTTCAGGATCGCAATACGGGCGTCTTTCGACAGTTCCTGCACCTTGCCCGCGTACTGGTCCGCCAGCGCCTGCAATCGCGCCAAATCAGCTGCGTCGGCCTCTTTCGCATCGCGTTCGCGCTCAAGGCGGTAAATCTCCCGTGTCGTGGCGTCGGCGATGCGCTCGGCCTCGGCCTCTAGCTCCTCGATCTCGCGTTTGCGCTTGGCCCGCTGGCGCTGGACGTGCTCGAAGTCGGGCCACCATCCGTAACCGCCAGAGTTCTGGGCAGCAGGAGGCGGGGTAGGCGGGGGCCCACTGCCATCCGACGACAGCCCGACCAGCACGAAAGCCCTGATCCCGGCAGGGCTTCCAATTCCCAGGCTGATGAGGTCCGCTGCGGCCATATCAGGTTGCGCGGGTCAGGCTTGTCGGCGAGGTGCCATCGTTCAGCGTGAAAGTCATCGCCGTGGTGCTGCCGTCCAATTTCTTGACCGTGAGCGTTGTGCCCGACACTGCCCGCTCCTGCAGGAATGCCTGCAAGCCGAACAGAATTTGCGACAGCGTTCCGGCTGCACCGTCTGCGGCGTAGGACTCGGTAAGCGCGGTGGTGAGGATTCCGGCAGTAGTGGCTGGCGTGACGCCTGCCACGGTGCCCACCACGTTTCCGCCTACGTTCCCGGTCACTGATCCAACAGCCCCCGTGACACTTCCCACGCTGCCGACGACATTGCCGCCCACGTTGCCTGTAACCGAGCCCACCGCGCCCGCAACCGTCGCCGGTACGTTGCCGCTGCTCAGGTTCACCTGACCCGTGCCAGTACCCACCGACAGCAGGACCGTTTGCAGGTAGCTGCTCGACGTTGGCGCTGGCGGTGCGGCTGCCACGATGTACGTGGAAGTATTGTCCGGCGTCGTGGTCCATGCGGGATCAACAGTGACCGTATCGCTGCTGTTCACGCTCGCCACGATCAGGCGCGTCTGGCCTGCACCAGTTCCGCCAGTGATGACGATGACCGCGCCATTGATGAGGTTGTCAGCGAAGTTGGTCGCGCTTCGCAGTACCGCCGTTGTCGAGGTCGCGCTCTGAAGCGTGCCATTCTCGATGATGCCCACCACCGGCACCGGACCCACCGGCAGGTTGACGTTGTTGAAGTCCAGCCCCGCCTCGCCAGTGCTCGCTACGTCCAGCGTTCTGCCGGCAACCGTAGGCTCAACCGCCTTAGTACTAGTGCCGGACAGATTCACAGTCGTCGTCGGGCTGCCAATGTTCGCCCAATCCATTCCAGCCTCGCCGCCAGTTGATACGTCCAGCGTGCGGCCAGCGGTTGTCGGCATCAGCGCACCGAGCGCTGCCGTGGAGTAGTCCGCCACGATCTTCGCCGACGCGTTGCCGTACGTGTAGACCGTCAGAGACTGATCTTCCACAGCCTTGGTCGCGCTATCGACGATCTGAATGCGAATGTCCGCTCCAGTCAGTTCGCCCGTAGTGAGCGCCAGCGACCACAACACGCCATTGGTGCCAGCGACAATCGCGGGATTGTTCGTGGTGTTGGCAAGCGTGCCGCCGTTGATGCTGATCTTGGTATCGCCCGTGGCAGGCGTCCAGTCCGCAGACTGCGCAAGGTCAACGACCCCGCGCTTGACCATGCTGAAGTAAATCGTTGTCGCCGTGGCGTATTTTGCAAGCTGATACATGTCAGTTCATTCCTCTGTTCATTCCGCGAGGCATACCACGCGACATTGCTTGAAGTTGGGGGTCTGTGATTCCGGCTGCTGCCGCCGTGAGTACGAAATTCCCGTTCGACGTGAACGTGTGAATGGTGTAGCTGCCACTGGTTGTGATCGTTCCGCCAGTCGCCGATGCAGCCGCCGTGAGGTAGCGAAGGATGACAACGCCTGTGCCGCCGTCAGCGCCAGAACCACCACCGTGACCACCGCCACCGCCGCCACCGCCCTTGTTTGCAGTGCCCGCTGTGGCTGCTGCGGAATTGGTGCCGCCTGCACCGCCACCGCCAGAACCGCCAGAACCGCCCGTACTTGCACCGCCGCCACCACCACCGCCGCCATAAGTGACCGATGATCCGCTGATGGAGCTACTCGCGCCCGCACCGCCGTCACCAGGAGCGCCAGCGTCAACAGCGTTCCCGCCTACAGCACCTGCGCCGCCACCGCCGCCACCACGAGAATTTCCCGCTCCGCCGTCAGCGTTGCCGCCAGCGTATCCAGAACCATTCCCGCTACCGCCTGCGACAACGCCGTTTCCACCACCGCCACCACCGCCATTTCCGTTTGTCGCTCGACCATCGCGACCGACATGCGTTCCGGTGAATGCGTCACGATCACCGCCACCACCACCGCCACCGGCAGTCAGTGAGTTCCAAGTCGAATCGCCACCGTCGCTCGCAGAGGATGGTGTGGTGTACTGCGACTCATGGATTCCGCCTGCGCCGATGACAACGGCATAGGTGCCGTCAGCAAGTGCAGTGGCTGTTCCAGAAACAACGCCACCACCGCCACCGCCACCGCCTACGGAATCATGTCCACCACCACCGCCGCCAACCAGCAGGTAATCAACATCTGTGCTCATGCGGCCACCGAATAGGCGTAGATGATGAAGTCACGCACCGCGCCGGGGCCAGTTTCGCCCTGACCGACGCACACATACAGGATGTTGCTGGTGTAGTCGTAGGCCGCGCCCGTAGTCGGCTGATACTGGTCCTCGATCCCGTTCGTGGTCAGCGTTTCCACCAGCGGGATGATGTAGGTCGGCTGAATCGTCGTCGGATCAAGTGACCCGTTGGCGGCATCCTTGATGTCGATGGGGTCGATTATGTGCAGCTCGTTCATGCGCTGCTCGAAGTGGCCCGCGCTGCCGTGGTAGTAGTTCTTGCCTAGCATCGCGTTATTGACATGCAGAATGCCGCGCTTCGATCCGTACAGGAATGCGCCACCGCAGTACATGTCGCCCCATACCCACGGGTACGCGGTTCCCGATGACCAGTGCATCTTGTCTACGTTGAACGGCTGCGCGAAGTTGTAGTACGGCGAACCGCCAGTAGGTCCACCCGTGGTGAACGGGATGAATTTTGGCGCTGCAACAGGGTTCACACCGCTGCCGGGATTGTCTCGCGGATCGCCACCGTCATAGTACGTGATAGGGCCAATAGCACCCGATGAGTGCGAGGCGGTGAAGTTGTAGTTGGTGATGCCGGTCGATCCCATACCCGAGTTGTGCGACGGATACAGCGGGTAGTCGTCGTTGGTCGTCCCGTCCGCCGTCGCCGTGTAGTTGTACCAGCCGACAACGCCGCGATTCTGATGATCGTGGTAAGAGCACAGACGATACGTGCTAGACAGTATTGTCGCGCCCACGGTGTTGATGTCGGGATTGCTCGGCGATGAGGCCAGATAAGGCACGTAGTTGGGAAACGCCCAGCAGGAGAATCCCATAGAAGTCGTTGCGCTGCCCTGCCTGCTGGAGTACCCACCGCCTGCCAGAATGTACGGCTCAAAGCTGTACGCACTCTGGAAGGCGCTCGGCACGTTCATAATTCCGCTCATGCCTTGGCGGTCATTCACGTTCTCAAGCGTCAGTTTCTTGGGACTGGTTACGGTTGAACCTCCCTCCGACAGCGTGCAGAACTGCAAGTTGCCGACATAGGCGTCATAGTCCACCGCCTGAGAAATGCACAGCCGGTTCTGCGCCCAATCCCACGTCAGAGATGACCGACTTCCCTGCTGCTGGCTGATTACCGACGCGGTATCCCAGTTGTTCGTCCGATCCGATGACGTGATGGTCGAATCGTAGCTCGACGGCTTGGCCCATTCGACGATGTTGGAATTCGGATAATGCTGCATCGTCATGAAGCGCACCTGTCCCGCCACGCGACGCAGCCCGAAGCCATGGATAAACCCACCGTTGTGGTCTGACAGGTAGTACTTTCCCAAGTACGTGATGTCAGACGCACCGATCAGCGTGGTTGACCCGCTCGCAGTCGCTCCAACCCTCGGCCTGCGCGGTGAAAGAAAGGGGCGCATTTCAGTGCGTCGCCGCTGAGGGTTC